TATTGGGATACTCTAGGGACTCCCGAGAAAGAGCCGACGTTACCGAAAGGGTCTTTATCATCGTTGACGCTAGCTTGCGCGATCGTTGACACCCTAACGCCTACACCGAAGGCTACGACTGAGTGTTACAGCTCATCGAAAGGAAACCGTTCTCTCAAGGAACCGAGTACAGAGTGTATGTTATCTTATTAATCAACCACGAAGGATTATCATGACCAGCTCCATCCCGACCTCACTAGAGCGCCAACTGGCAAGCGCCTCGCTCTCGTATCTTGTCGATCTCCGTGTGTACGCTGAACAGTTGAGCTCTGCTCTCGAAGCAGAGTCGATGAACCCGAAGAAGATAATCGAGTTGCTAGCGGAATGTGGCGCTACCTTGGAGACTGTTGCGTGCTACACTAACGTGCTGACACGTGAGCTCGCAGTTAAGGCGGATGACGAGGAAGACTACCATGTCTGAGCAGGTTCGCTTCCTGTTGAGTCCCCAACTGCCGCCGGTCCTGTCCCCTTTGGGCGAAGAGTTCGTCGGTCCCCTTCCGGTTCCCGACTTAGCTCTCGACGCTTTATCTCGGTTCGCGAAGGCCCTCGGATTAACGTTCGACTCCCTCGAGGAGGTCGAACACTTCGCCAGAGAGTACTTTGCCTACATCATCTCGATTGAAGCCCTCAACCGGCCTCAGTCTCACTAGTTGTTCTCGTGGTTGAGAACGGGGCCGCTTCGGCGGCCCCACCCCTCACACCTTTCCGTCCTACTTTGAAGGAGGCTCTATGGCCACGAAGAATACGTTGATAGATCTAGCGTTCGCCGAGCAGTATGTGAACTTTCTTGCCGCACGATCTCAGGATCGTGAGACACGCGCTCGAGCGGCTTTACTTTCCGCGACCATCAAGTTGCTCGATGTTGAGTTTCCCCTCTGGAGGCAGAATTTAATTGATGAGCTAGACAAAGAAGGCATCACCAAAACCACAATGGAGCTGTTTCCACTGCCTGTCGTCGATAGTGGAGCGGCATTGTCAACTTTCATGACCTCGATCTTGGGGCGTGACACCGATATCAAAGAGGATTGATTCACCGATGACAACCCAAAACACTGCCCGACTGTGGACGGTGGGGACACGGAGCTCTACGGCTCAAGCGCTCCACGCTTTACGCGCCGTTGCGCAACGCGCAATCGACTCGCCGGACCCCTTCCGTACTATCGCTTCGTCTATCATCGCGCGACAGGCAGTCTACACACTCCACTCGCTTGAGTACACTCCGGAGGTAATTGCGCTCTCGGTAGGCAGTGAGCACCTATGCGAGCACGGTGTTCGCCAACTGCTCGCCAGCTATGTGTCCGATCACCTTAAATCGCTCGTACTCGCCCTTCGTGCGTCCGAGTCAACGCTTTCTTTATCAGTTTGAGGTACCATGCCCATCGATTCTCTTGAACCCACCGTTGATCCGCAAGCGCTAAGGGTCAACGAACACGACGTCGACAAGTCAGTATTTATCATTCCGACTGACGTCCCGATCCCAGGTGAACTCTCCGGCGCGACTATGTCGAAAGGCTCTCTCTACGAGCGACTTGCTCCGCTCGATAAAGAGCCCGAGTCATTCGTTTTCGTGCCACTATCTGGTGCTGAGCTGACTGCGCTGGACCGTGTCTGGCACACGCTCGTTAAGCCGAAGCGTGTTTACGCGTTGTTGGGCCTGCCTGGTGGCCGCTATGACGTGTTGTTCACCCAATCGACCCGTCAAATTGGTATCCAGACGCTCGATTGGTTATCGGTAGCCCAGAGCCTCACCGAGCGTGCCCGCCACGTCCAACGAACGATGGACACACGCTCTTGGGACGTCAAACAGGACTTGACAACTGACAGGCGCCCACTCCGAGATACGTCTACCGATGTCGACTCGCGTCCCCTTCCGCTTCCGGCGCCTGACCATGAAGATCAGACCTGAAACTGAGTTTCTGTTTAAGCAACCCGGCGCTATGCGTTGGTTAAAGAGGAGTCGGTTGCCGAGAGCCAACGCTCTTGTCCCGCTCACGTTGGCGACTGATCCGCTTCCAACACGAGAGAACTATCTCTTCGCAGACGATCCACGCGCCCTCAAGTTGAAGGAACGGCTCGCGGATCGATTGACTGAGATGTTTCCTCTGGACGTGCTGCCCTCAGGTTTCGCCGGACCCACGACCGTCCCCGGAACGTTCTACGCTCTGCGTAACGTCTCTGGCTACGGGATGGACCCGTTGCCGATTCCGGTAACCAACAACAAAGCACTTTGTGACGCCAACGAGATCGCGACGACGATCAGGCCCGCTGACCTTCCGTACTTCAAGGAGTTGATGCGCTTGTTCTTCGGTCACGTTGCTCCAGCTAACCTCCACATAAGGAAAGCTGCCTCAACAGGTTTTCCGTTCTTCACGACTGACATCCAGTACAAGAAGTTAGCCACACTGAAAGCCTTAGAACAGTGCGACGATTTTCTGGCTGCGATGTCTGGCGGTCGGGCAGAGTTGGAGCGAGGCCTGAACGAGTATCACGCTGTGCTCGAGTACGCGATCCAGGAACGCCAACAGGCTAACTCCATCACTAAGAAAGGCGAAATCTACGAATCGAAACCTCGCACCGCCCCGACGGAACAGGAGGCCCGGTCTGGGTCGTACGACGGCGATACGAAAGCGGACATGCGTGTCGTGGACGAGCACGGGAACACCATCGAAGGGCACTTCGCCATGCGGCGACGTGACGTCTTCGGAGGCAACGGCGTCATCAACTACTTCTTGACCGCCATCTTCGGCTGCTTCCGTGCCGTCTACCTCGAACGGTTTGCTTTCACGTACAAAACGAGGGGTCGTCTCGATAAACAGGAGAAGATCGCCAAATACGCGTACGTGGTTGGGTCCGACGTGAAGACAATGGACAAGATGATTCCGGAGTGGTTTACCGACCTATTCATGGACGAGTTGGCCTGCTATCTCGACGACCGCGTCGTAGAGCTCATGCGGCGCAAGTTCAAAGCACCGTACGTGGTCCCGCAACCGTGGAAGAAGACAAGTCCCGACTACGATCCCGTCTTTGGTGGGTCACCGTTGGACCCGAAGTCTTTCAC